TTCCTAACGTAACGGGCGGGTCTGGCGGCGCTGGTGGTAGCTGGGGGCAGGCCGGCACTGCAGGGAACAACGCCGCCAAGGGTATCGGGGTTAACACGGTTACCACCGTCGGACCGTATGCAGGCGGCGCAGCCGGCGCCGCGGTTGTTGGCAACGCCAATATCACTTGGCTAGCTACTGGAACCCGGCTAGGCTCAATCACGTAACTAGGAGTAATTATGAACGCAACTATCATTGCAGCGCTTGTTCGCCACATTCTGACCGCCATCGCTGGCGCGGCAGCCATGAAATACGGTATTGACGGCGCCGACGTTGACGCCATCGTGGGCGGTGCTGCTGCAGCCGCAGGCGTGGCATGGTCGATCTACGACAAACGACCCAAGTGATCCCGCTGACTGCTGAACAAGTGGCTCTGGCCACCGGTGCGCCGCTTTCCCAAGCGGCCATCTTTTTGCCGTTCCTGCAAGGTACCTGCAAGGCCTACGACATCACCAGTCCGCGGCGGATTGCGGCGTTCTTGAGCCAGATTGGCCATGAGTCGGCCGGGCTCGTGCGCCTCGAAGAGAACCTGAACTACTCGGCAGTGGGTCTTGCATCCACGTGGCCGACGCGCTTTGCGCAGCGCGACATGGCCGGTAACTACCTGAAAGACTCGCGCGGGCGTAACTTACCCAATGACATGGCTAAACTGATCCAGCGCCGGCCGGAGATGATCGCCAACAAGGTGTACTCCAACCGCATGGGCAACGGCACGGAAGAGTCTGGGGATGGGTGGAAATTTCGCGGCCGCGGGCTCAAGCAGCTAACCGGTCGAAACAACTACACCGCGTGCGGCCGCGCGCTGGGTGAGGACTTTGTGACCGAACCCGACCGCCTGCTCCTGCCGGTCAACGCAGCGCTATCCGCTGGCTGGTTCTGGTCAGTCAACAAGCTAAACGAGCTTGCCGACACCGGCGATGTGAAAGCTATGACGATACGCATCAATGGCGGTACCATTGGGCTATCGGCGCGCGCAGACCTGTATAACGAAGCACTCGCCGCGTTCGCGTGAGGACACACTATGCCGCTGAAAAAACTAGCCCTGAAGCCCGGAATCCAGCGCGGATCGACTACGCTGGCCGCGGAGGGGTCTTGGTTCGACTGCGACAAGATTCGTTTCCGATCGGGTACGCCCGAAAAAATCGGAGGGTGGGCGCTTGACGGCGCTACGGCTGCTGCGACTCTGCAGCCTCCTGCAGGCGCGTTTTGGGGCGTAGCCCGCGCTATGTGGTCTTGGCAGTCGCTAGGCGCTCAAAACCTGCTGGCTATCGGCACCAACCTCAAATACTACGTACAGAACTCGGCTGGCGGCCTGCTACATGATGTGACTCCCCTGCGCCGAACGGCTACGGTGGCTAGCAACGCGTTCACGACGGTATCGGGCTCCGCAGTGGTGCAGGTGACCGACGCCGGGCACGGGGCGCAGACCAACGACTTTGTGACGATTTCTGGCGTTGCCGGCCCCGTCAACGGTGTTCCTGCTGCGCAGCTAAACGCGGAGCATCAGGTCACTGTCATTGACAGCGCCACGTACACCATCACGGTACCCACTGCGGCCACATCCAGCGGCACGACGGGCGCCGCTACCTTCACGTATCAGATCACTACCGGTGGGGACGTGTACACCGTAGGTACTGGGTGGGGTGCCGGAGGTTGGGGCGTTGTTGGTTGGGGTTTGCCGTCTATGTCTGGCGTTGGGGTATCACAGCAGCTGCGGCTGTGGTCGCAGGCAAACTATGGCGAGTACCTGATGCTTAACCCGCGCGGCGGGGCTCTCTACATGTGGGTGCCGAACGCAAACCCGTCGGTGTTTGACCGCGCGCAGCGCCTCTCGCCCACCAGCAGTGGGCTGTACCAGACGGATGCAGACTGCCCGACGGTCGCCAACATAGTGGACGTGTCGGACACTTCGCGGTTCGTGATGGCGTTTGGCTGCAACGACCTGGGTTCCGCTACGCAAGACCCGCTGCTGATCCGGTGGTCAGACCAAGAAAACTACGCCGTATGGACGCCGGCGATCACGAACCAAGCTGGCGGGTACCGGCTGAGCCGCGGGTCGCAGATCGTGGCCGAGGTGCAGACCCGGCAGGAATTCTTGGTGTGGACCGATGCGGCGCTGTACTCTGGCCAATACCTCGGCCCTCCATACGTGTGGGGGTTCCAGCTCCTTGCCGACAACGTGTCGATCATGAGCCCGCGCGCGGCAATCCAGACGGCCGGCAACGTGTTTTGGATGGGCGTAGACAAGTTCTACGTGTACACCGGTCGGGTGGAAACGCTGCCGTGCTCCGTCTGGTCATATGTGTTCGATGACCTAGACCGGGACCAAGCGTATCAAGTGCACGCCGGTACCAACGAGGGCTTCAACGAAGTCTGGTGGTATTACTGCTCGTCCGGCTCGACCACGGTCGACAAGTACGTCATCTTCAACTACGTCGAGAACACCTGGGCGTATGGCAGCTTGGCCCGCACTGCATGGCTTGACTCCGCGCTGCGCAACACCCCTGTGGCTACGGGCTACAACGGGCAGCTCATCAACCACGAAGTCGGCACGGACGACGGCACCACTAACCCGCCCACTCCGATCAGCTGCTACGTGCAGTCTGCGGACTTCAATATCGACGACGGGCATCGGTACGGATTCGTGTGGCGTATTGTTCCTGACCTGACGTTCGACGGCTCGACTGCCGGCACGCCGTCTGCAGACTTCACTGTTCGCCCGCGTAAGAATCCTGGCGCTGACTACGGCCCATCAGAGGACCCGGCGGTCACCAGCGTGAACAACTACAACTTCGAGAAGAGCTACACGGTCCAGCAGTTCACCGAAATCGTGTACGTCCGAGTTCGCGGCCGGCAGATGTCTTTGCGGGTCAGTTCTGACACGCTTGGCACGCAGTGGCAACTTGGTGTGCCGTCAATTGATGTGCGGCCTAGTGGCAGGCGTTGAATATGGTCACACGAGTCAATGGCCCCCAAGCACCGGCGCTGCCGGTGGCTCCGATCGCGTTCGAGCGTCGGTACCACGACCAGCTCAACAACATTCTGCGGCTGTACTTCAACCAGCTTGACGACGCGCTTGACGTGGCGCTGGGACCGGTGCGCGGACCGTTTGATTACGTAGACTTCAACGAGACGGCTACTTACCCAGCTCAGCTAGCTCGGGTTGGCTGGAGTTCGGCCGACCAGACCCTGCAGATCGGGATGGACTACGGCGTCATCCAGCAAGTTGGTCAAGAGACATACGCGCGGGTAGAGAATAGTACTGGGTCGACTATCCCTAACGGCTCCTTGGTAGGCTTTGCTGGCGCCGGCGCTCTGAGCACGCTGCAGGTCGCCCCTTACTTGGCTGACGGCGCGTCGCCGTCTCTGTACGTGCTTGGCGTAATGACCCACGAGCTGCCGGATTCTGGCCAGAAGGGGTACTGCACAGTCTGGGGGAACGTCCGAGACCTGAACACGACTGGTGCGCCGTACGGGGAGACTTGGAGCGTCGGAGACATTCTGTACGCTAGCCCAACGGTGGCTGGTGGGTTTACGAACATCAAGCCGACGGCGCCGAACAACGTCGTGCCTGTGGCCGCCGTGGTAGCGGTTAGCGCCACGGTCGGTGAAATTTTTGTGCGCCCCACGGTGCAGCAGATGCAGTATTACGGGACGTTTGCCAAGACGGACAGTCAGTCTCCCGTGGCTATTAACACCGAGTACCTGCTGACGTTCACCAATACCCAGATCAGCAATGGCGTGGTGATCGGCAGTCCGGCGTCGCGTATCGTAGTGCCGCAGTCTGGGCTATACCGCTTCGATGCCAACTTACAGTTGACCAGCAGTAGTTCCTCGCAGAAAGCGGTTTGGGTGTGGTTCAAGAAAAACGGTACCGCGGTACCGAACTCCGCGCGCATCCTGACCACGGACATTAACAGCGGATACCTGCCGCTGACACTGCAAGAAACGATTTCGCTTGGGGCCAACCAGTACGTAGAGCTGGCATTCGCATCGGACAGCACGGCTGTGTCGGTCAGCAGCGTAGCGTCAACGGCGTTCGCCCCGGCCGCACCCGCGATCGTTCTCAACGTAACCCAAGCACAGCAGTAGCCGAACCAACTTGATTGAAGGATAATCCCGCCATGAGCCTGCAGGAACTAGCCAAAGTCGTACAGTCTGAAGGCCGTGGCGACGACACGGTCCTTATCCACATGACCCCGCGCGAGGTCAATGGGCTGCAGGCGCTCGCCAAGGCCGGCGGTGGCTCGCTCACCGTGAACCCTAAAACGGGCCTTCCTGAAGCCGGGTTTCTCGACAACCTGCTGCCGACTTTGCTCGGCGTTGGCCTGAGCTTTGTCCCGGGCGTCGGCCCGCTCGCCGCTGCGGGCATTGTCGGTGGTGGCACCGCACTGGCGTCCGGCGATCTCAGCAAGGGCATCATGGCGGGCCTCGGCGCCTACGGCGGTGCTGGTTTGGGTGCTGGCCTTGCCGGGTCTGGTGCCGCAGCGGCGCAAGACTTTGCGGCTCAAGGGGCGCAAGCCGCCGCGGGCTCCGCGGCTACCGGCCTCCCGGCGTTCGACCCGGTTGCAAGCCAGATGGTCAATGAGAGTATGCTCGGCGGCGCTGCGAACGCGCAGTCGCTGGCCGCGATCGACGCCACTAAGGGCTTCATGGGCATGGCTCCGACTGACCAACTTAAAGCTGGCATCGCTGGGCTCGGCACGGAGGCTGGCCGCGGGGCGTTCATGCAAAACATCGGCGGCACCAGCGGACTTATGAAAGCTGGCTATGGTATCGCTGCGCCAGTCCTGGCTGGCATGCAGCCGACCACGCCGGCTCCGCAGGAAGACGACACCGAGCGTATGCGGTATGAATACCGTCCGGGCTACACCGGTGGCCTGCAGGACCCTGGCAGCGCCATGACGTCTGAGCGCACCTACTTCCGTCCTGAGTTTGTCCGGATGGCCGACGGTGGCAGCACCGACGACAAGCTGAGCGGCGCGTCGCGCGAAGCGTATGAGTATCTGATGGGGCGTAGCGCCACGTCTCCGGTCACCACTGCAGCAGTCGACCGCGCAGCAGCTATCGCTGCTCCCGCGGCTCCCGCGCCGGCCGCGGCCCCTGCCACCCCTGCGGTCACCACGCAAAGCCGTTTTGACCCGCTTCGGTCGCGGAACTTCAAGATGTACGGCGGCTCCCAGCAGCCCGCTGGCGCCGTTGACGACGCAGGGCAAATGGCCGGAATAACCGGCCTGCTGGCGCCGAAGGCAGACGAGCGCCCTCGGTATCGCTACGAGCAGTCGTCTGGCCGCTACGTGCAGCTTGCAGAGGGCGGCATGGCCAAAGGCGGCTTTGTGATCCCCGCAGACGTGGTTAGCGCCTTGGGCAACGGAAGCACCGATGCCGGCCTCCGCGCGCTGGCGCAGCGCCTTGGCGACGTGAAGCCAATCAAGGGCCCTGGCGATGGCCTGTCGGATTCGATCCCCACTTCAATCGAGGGTAAGCAGCCTGCGCGCGTGGCCGACGGTGAAGCGTATGTGCCGCCCGAGACCGTGAAGCGCATCGGCGGTGCCAAGAAGCTGTACGCGATGATGGAGAAAGTCCGTCGGGCTGCGCACGGCAAATCGACGCAGCAGCGCCCGGTTAACCCGAAAGCGGTGGTTTGATGAACTGGCAAGCCGGCGACATCGAATGGTTTGGGGGCAACCAAGACGCCCTCAACATGTACCGGCTGCTGGTCAACCTCGGCCATATCTGGGACGATCTGGTCGACAAAGACAAAGATGTCTGCGAAGATAAGATCAATCACGCGTTTCTAACCACGCTCGTGTACTTGCCTGCCAATCCGTTCTACCGCCGGGTTCAGGATGCGATCTTGCCGATGTGGCTAGTGGTGGTCTCTTCGTACGAGGCTGCCAACCAGTTTGAACGGGAGAAAGACCCGCACGGCATAGAGATCGCGCACGGCCTGCGGTATGCAGTTGGAAACATCATTGCGTACGCTATCCACGTATGCGTAGGGGCGGAGCAAGCCAAAACCGTCATCCCTAAAATGTGGAAAGCAGTTTTTTACGAACGGTACGATGAGTACCGTAAGGAGCACCTAAATGGATAGCGGTAGCAGCGGGCCTACTACGCAAACGGTCGAGCAGAAAACCATTCCGGATTGGCTCAAGCAGCCAATGCTGGAGTCGTTCGGCAAGCTGGAAGCTCTGACCCAGCAGCCGTACCAGCCGTACACGGGCGAGCGAATTGCTCAGTTCAGCCCCCTGCAGCAGCAGGCGTTCCAGGCTGCCGGCCAACAAACGGTGGCCCCTCAGATTGGCCAAGCGTCCGGCGTTGCCGGGCTGGCGGCGCTAGGCGGGCTCGGCACTGAGTTCTCTCCATACCAGACCGGTCAGTTCGGTTCGCAGATGGGCGCCTACATGTCGCCGTACATGCAGGGTGTGGTTGACATCCAGCAGCGCGAAGCGGAGCGGCAGGCCCAGATCGCCGGTACTGAGCGTGGTGCGCAGGCGGTGCGCGCCGGCGCGTTCGGCGGCAGCCGACAAGCCATCATGGACGCGGAAGCTGCGCGAAATCTGGCCCTGCAGAAGGGCGACATTCAGGCCCGCGGCCTGCAGTCTGCGTACGACCAAGCGGCCAAGATGTTCTCCGATGAGCAGCAGCGCCTTGAGCAGTCTCGCCAGTTCGGCGCCGGCCTGGGGCTGCAGGGTCTGCAGACCGCTCTGCAAGGTGCCGGTGTTCTGGGCACGCTTGGTGGTCAGCAGTTCGGCCAGCAGATGGACATCACCACCCAGCAACAGCAGTTGGGGGCCCAGCAGCGTCAGGCCATGCAGGACATCCTCAGCCAACGTTACGCCGACTTCCAAGCCCAGCAGCAGTATCCGTACCAGCAGCAAGCCCTGCTGCTCGACGCGATCCGCGGCACGGCGCCGCTCACTTCTTCGGTGACTCAGTCGGTTTACGGCGCTCCTACATCTCCACTGCAGACGGTTGCCGGCCTGGGCACGCTCGCTTACGGTTTGTCGAAGGCCGAGGGCGGGGAGATTACCGGCTACGCGGAGGGCGGCATCACCGGTCTGCTTGGTGACGAGCAACTGGCCGAGCGCGCGCAGGCGCCTACCATCTCGACGCTGGCACGCCTCGCTGCTGAAAAAGAGATGATGGACCGCCAGCAGCTGCGCCAAGCCGCCGCGCGCCAAGTGCAGCCCCCGCAGGAAGAGCGCACGGTTGCCGATGAGGTCATGGCCGGCCTGATGGCGCTGGACGTGCCGGAAGAGATGTTCGCCGACGGCGGTGTGGTGGCGTTCCAAGACGGTGGGTATGTGCCGTGGATGTACCGCGAAACCCGCAGCCCGTACGAAAACAGCGGCGGTTTGCTTGACGCTGTGAAGTCGCTGTTTAGCGGCGATACGTTGGAGAGCCTGCTGGCCGCCCGCCAGCGGTATGTGGCCGCCGGGTCTGATACGTCGGGTATCGACGCAGCCATCAAGGCTGAGCAAGCCAAGCGTGGCGTGAGCCCTGCCGAAGATGCGCGGCTGGCGCGCGGCCCTGCAATGAGTGGTATTACCACGGCGCTTCCGCCCGAAGCTCAACCGGAAGTCGACGCCGAGATGGCCAAACTCCAGCGCGGCCCGTCTGTTGCCGGTATCACTGACGCGGCCTCGGTACCCAAGGCCACTGCCGCCCCCGTGGCAGCGTCTGGCGCTCCGCGCACTGCCGGTATTGCCGGGCTGGCTCCGGCCGCGCAGGCCATGTCCGACCGCGAGCTTCTCAACCGAGGCGTCGCTGAAGAGCGCAAGAAGGTCGAAGAGGGCACGGCTGCAGCGCAGAAAGCCGAGCAAGACGCCGCGCGTGCCGCCCGCGAAGACTTTGAAGCTGAAGTAGCTGCCCGCAAGCCGCTCGGCGGCGAGCGCGAAGCCCGTGCCAAAGAGGAGCTAGGAGCCCTTGGCGGGAAGGAGAAGGAAGCGGAACGCAGCGCATGGATCGAAGCTGGCTTCGCCATCTTGAGCGGAGAGTCTCCGAACGCGATTGCAAACATCGGCAAGGGGGCCATGCAGGGCCGCGTGGCCTACACCAAGCAGATGGAGAAGATCGCCGAGCGCCGCGACGCACTCAACGACACGCTGGACAAGATTGCAGACCTGCGCCGCCAGGAAGACATGGCGACCGGCAAAGAGCGCCGCGAGCTCAAGTCGCAAGAGCGCAAACTGGAAGCTGCCGCCCTGCGGGAGACCGCTACGCTGGCCAAAGACCTCGGGTACACCGCCACTCGCGAAGACAACAAGACGCTGTACGAGACGCAAGTCAAAGAGCGTCTGGCAAAACAGGCGCAGGCCAGCGCCGAGCGCGTCGCTGGTATCTACACGTCGGGCCGCGGAGCATCCGGCACCGCCGCCCTTGCCGGCACCAAAGAAGCGCGGCTGCGCATCAGCGCGCAGCTCGCGTCGGTCGACCGTCAATTGGGCCAGTACAAAAACGTGTTCCGTCCCGAGGACAAAGCTAAGAAGGCCGAGCTGCAGGCGGAGCAAGCCCGACTGCGGTCTCAGCTGGCTGCGCTGGGCCCAGAGGGTGCCGAAACGCCAGCCTCTGCAGTAAACTCGCAATCTACTACGCGTATCAAGTTCGACGCGCAAGGCAACATGATCCAGTGAGGGTTTTATGACGATTGAGGCGCAGCTGCCAGATGGACGAATCCTTGAATTCCCTGATGGCACGCCACCCAGCGTCATTCAGGCAGCGGTAAAGCGGATGCTGGCGGCATCCGCGCCGCAGCCAACCGTCGGAGGTCAAGTCAAAGAGGCGTTCAAGGGCCTCGTGCCCGGCGCGGTGGGTCTGGTTGAGCAAGCCGCGATCGGCGCGTCTGCCCTACTGCCTGATGAGTACGAACCCGCGGTCCGCAAAGGCATTGCCGATGTGGCCGGCGCTGCTAAGGCGCCCTTCGCTGCCGCTCCTGGGTACGAGCAAACGATCGGCCGCAAGCTCGGCGAAGCCGGCGGCTCCCTGATCCCTATCCTGGCGGCGGCACCGTTCGGTCTGCCGGGCATGGCCGCTGCAGCGTCCCTTGGTATCGGGGCTGGTGCCGGAGAGGCCCGCACGCGCGCAGAGCAAGCGGGTGCCACGGCAGAAGAGCGCGCGGCCGCAACCGGCCTCGGCATCATTCCTGGCGCCTTGGAAGTGTTCGCGCCGTTCCGCATCGTCGGCCGCCTGCCGCCCGATGTCACGGCCACTGGCGTCCAGCTGGTCAAGCGCGCACTGCTGGCCGGCGGAGAAGAAGCCGCGCAGGAAGCCGCGTCGGGCTTCGCACAGAACCTGATTGCCAAAGGCGTTTACAAGCCTGAGCAGCAGCTGATCGAGGGGCTTGGCGAGCAGGCTGCCTACGGCGGCGCCGTCGGTGCGATCGCACAAGGCGTGCTGGACTTGGCTCTTGGCCGCCGCGCGCGCGGCGCAGCCCCCGCTGCTCCGGCGGAAACTGCCGAGGACGTAGCGCAACGGGAGCGAGAAGCCGCCCGGGCTGCGGAGCAGGCAGCGCGCACTGCAGAACCCGAACCGGTGCCTGAAGCTGATCTCGCCGCTCTCACGTACGAAGAACTGGAAAAGCGCAAGCAGGCCATTCTCGCGCAGCCGGTCGGGCCCGCGCAGCGCGCCGAAATCGAAGCCATCCGTAAGCTGCAAGGTGAGCAGGTCAAGTCGGCGGTGGAAACCGAACGCGCCCGCGCTGCGCAAGAGGCCATGGATGCCGAGATGGCGCGCACCAGCGCGTTTGCCGCGACCGAGCCCCAGCAGATGGAGTTCGGCGGTATGGGTATGCCGGGCACTTTGCCTGTGCAGCCAGAGCCCGAGCCGACGGCGCCGACTGCGGCAGACCTCGAAACCGCTGGCCAAATGCGGCTGCCGCTGCGCCGCACTCCTGCTGGCATGCCGACTACGGCCGAGCCTATGGACCTCGGGGGGCCTTCTGCTGCACCGCAACCAGACAACATCCCGGAGCCTACCAAGCGCAAGAAGCCGGAGCTGCTAACGCACCCGAGCTTGACCGAAGACGTCCTGCCCCCCAGCACGTTGAACTGGGCCAAGACCAAACGCGGCCAGGAATTCTTGTCTGGCATCCTGAACCTCGACCCGGCGGAGGCTCGCGCACGGCGCGACGAGTTTGTCGGCAAACGCCAACTTGTCCGTGGAGATATCTTTGACACGATCTACCCAGAACCCGCTCCAGCGCCCGCTGGAAGTGCACTTCGACCTGAGCCAGAGGATCAACGACCAACAGCTGAGTTTGGCGTGGGCGTACCTAGCGATGGAGGACCCGGAGCTGCCGGTGCCGCCGGAGCTGAGCCACTTGACGGGGCCGGAGTGGGAGCTGGTGAGCAACCTGCTGGTGCAGACAATGCAGTGGCGGGAGGTACTCCCGCTCCACTAAGCGCGCTGCAGACGGCCACTACTCAGGCTGAGTTCGACGCGGCCATGGACGAGCTGGTGCGTGTACAGCAGACGCCAAGCGACCCGGACAACGAAGCTGTCGGCGACTTTGTGGCCAAGATGATGCCGGTGGCGGAGTTCGAGCGGGCGCTGCGAGCCGCGGAAGCACGGGCCCGTGCGGCCCGTCGGGCGGAGCCCGAGGCCCAGCCGGCGGAAGCCAGTGCGGCAGAAGACTTCGAGCTGCCGGCGCCCGTGCCGGTTGGCGGCCAGCTGCCGCTATTCCCCGAGCCCGTTGGGTATCAAGCCGACATGGAGCGCGCCGCAGCGCAGCGTGCGGAGCAAGAACGCCAAGCACAGCTGGCCGACGCCTGGAGGCAGGTGCCAGACGTCGCGCGCGCCAAGTCGGCACAGGAGGCCTTGGACCTGCGGGCTCCGCGCAAGCCGCGCGCTAAGGCTGCTCCGGCACCCACCTCGGAGCCTACCCCAGCCCGCGCTCCGGTCGAGCCCCCTGCGCCCGTCGAGCCCCCTGCGCCCGTCGAGCCCCCCGCTCCTGCACCGATTGATTCCTCCTGGGTTGCTGGGCACGCCAAAGACCTCGGCGGTGTAGTCATTCCTGTATCCGAAGCGGTTGCCCTCGTGCGCGGGTACAGCGCGTTTACCGGCGGTGCTGTTTATGTAGGCGTCAAACGCGACGGCGGGTTGCGCACGCGCATGGACATTGAGTCGTACACGGGCGACCTGTTCTCGGCTAACGAGCGCGCAGAGCTGCTGAAGGCTAAGGCTTCTGACGTGCAGGCTCAGGCGGACGCGGCGGCGGCAGCTCCCGACGGCCCATTTACTGGAGCCGTTAGTAATGTGGCGGCGACCGCAGACGTAGACCCGAGGTACACCGCGTACTTGGCTGACCTTATGCAGGCCATGGGGCTAGGCCGCGTACGGGTCTTTTTGCTGCATCCTGACGCCGCGCGCCAAGGCCAAGCTGCCTACAACTTGTACGGCCCGTACTACTCTGCAATGTCGGCTGGGCTAGATGCCAATGAGAACGGATCGGTTCGCCAGTTTGGGCGGGACAAAAAAGACTTTTACATTTCGGTCAAGCCCGGTATGTCGGAAGCGCGCACTATTGAAGTGCTGACGCACGAGCTTGGGCACCTGATTGAGAAGGTCGCGTACAACAACGCCCCTGCGGCCACCAAAGCGGCGGTCAAGAAAGAGTTTGAGCAGTGGCTCCGTAGTACCAAAGGCAAGTCGGCCCGAGATTTGATCGACAGCCTGCGTAACCGCGAGTCTGCGGCAGAAACTATCGCCAAGACCCCGCAGGTTCTCCAAGCTGATGATCTGTCGTCGTACTGGAAGAGCTTTGCGGAATGGTTTGCAGACAACACGTCCCGTTGGGCAACCACGTCGGAAAAGCCGGTCGGTCTGGTGGAGCGATTCTTCTCGGCGCTGGCGGTTCAGCTGCGCAAGCTGGCGGCAGCCGTGCAAGGCAAGAAATACGTACCTGCGGAGTCGGTGGCAAAGTTCCTCGACGCCATGGGCCCTGGCGCGGCTGACGCATGGTTCGATACCCCGCAGGTGGGCGGCGCGCCGGCGAGCCAGTCGCTTGCTGCCCCCGCACAGCGCGCACGTGAGCTGGCGGACTCGCTCGGCAAGCCCCAAGAGCCGGACCCGACCTTGACGCAAAAGGCGCGCGAGGCGATCACCAGCACGCTGCAGAACCCGCAACAGGCCACCCGCTCGCTGCGGGAGTCGGCCCGCAACATCTACAACCGGTTCAGTAACCTCGTGTGGTCCACGGACGCTACGCTGCAGAGCGAAGTTCGCCGCGCTGCGATCGCTGCCAACATGACCTCCCCGCAGGTCACTGACATGCTGCTGCGCGTGTCTACGCACGCTGCTGTGCACAGCGATAACTTCGCCGACCAGTACATGTCTGACGGAGCCGCGCGCTATGACGCCGAGACGCACAACTGGAAGACGGTCAAGTCGCAGTACAACTTCAACAACCTGTCGGCCAAATTCGCTGGAATCGCGCAAAAGTACGGGCTCGATACCGCTGAGGTGGAGCGCATGTGGCACTTTGCCACCGAGGCGGCGCGCACGCAGGCCCTGAACGACGAGAACAACCGCCTGGAGAACATCGCGGCGCGCCAAGAGGCTGCCGGAAACAAGGCGGCTGCCAAAGCCACGCGAGAGCGAGTCAAACTGCTGCAGCGCACTCCGGACGAAGTCCGCCGCGGCTTGGAGCTCTACAACACGATCCCTGAGCTGCGCGAAGCCACGAAGATTTGGGACGGCATCCGTGGCAATACGCTGGACCTGATGGTTGAGAGCGGGATGTACTCCCGCGAAGAAGCCGACGCTCTGCTGGACCGCGCAGCCTACGTGCCGTTCTACCGCGACGAGCAAGCCGAAGCCGGCAAGGGGCCCAAGGAGTTCATGTCCAGCTTCATGGTGCAGGCAGACAAGCGCATGAAGGGCTCCACCCGCCCTGTGGCTGACATCTTTGACAACACGATCCGCTGGACCCGATACGCTGTGGAGCGCGGCGTGCGCAACCGCAAGGCGTCGGACATGCTGGATGCTCTGCAGGAAACCGGGCTAGCCGAGAAGGTGGAAGCCCCGCAGCGCGGCATGAACGTGGCGCGCGTGTACCGGGACGGCCGCGTGCACTACTTTGACGTCAAGACCCCGGGTGTGCTGGAAGCCTTCCAAGGCATGGAGGGTGTAGCCATTCCAGCGCTGAACTGGGCCACCAAGACTGCGAACGTGCTGCGCCAAAGCGTGGTGCTGTTCCCCCTGTTCCCGGTGCTTCAGGTGCCGCAAGACTCGTTCGCTGCGATGTTCACGTCGGGGTTGAAGCCGCGCTACGCGATGACCATTCCGGCACGGGCGGTCAAGGAGTTCGTCAAGACCCTGCGAGGAACCAGCCAGACCCACGAGGCGCTGCGCCGCTACGGTATCGCCGGCCAGAAAGACGCCTCTGCGGCGACTCGGCGTAATGACTTCGAGGTGGCGGCCGGCGTGAAGGGATCACCTGGGTTCAAACAGCGAGTGCTTGGTGCACTGCACCATATCTCCATGGCGTCGGACAACGCGGTGCGGCAAGCGGTCTACGAGGCTTCGCTGGAGCAGGGCCTGAGCCGCGCAGAGGCCATGAAGAAGGCGGCGGACATCATCAACTTCCGCTACCGCGGCCGCAGCGGCACCTTGACGGTTGCCGCGCAGCTAATCCCGTTCTTCAACGCGTATCTGGCCGCCACCCACGTGGTTGCCAAAACGGCTACTGGAGAGGGCCTGTCGCCGACGCAGCGTGCGGACCATTTCAAGACCTTGGCCCAGATGACGGCAGCCACGATGGCCATGTCGTTTGTCTACGCGGCGCTGGTGAGCGGCGACGACGAGTACGAGGAAATCCCTGCCTACAAGCGGGACCGGATGCTGCTCGTGCCGGGTCTCGGCGTCGGCATCCCGCTGCGCCCTGACGTGTTCCTGATGCCCAAAATCACTGGCGAGTACCTGTGGAACACGCTGGTGGACAACGGCACGACTGACCCGGCCAAGTTCAAGAAGGCCATGCGTGACGCCCTGCTGGATACGGTGCTCAGCCCGACCGCGGTGCCGCAAGTGCTCAAGCCGACTGCTGAAGTCGCGACCAACTACAACTTCTTCACGAAGCGCGCGCTGATCGGCCCTTACGAGGCGCAGCAGGAAAAGTTCATGCAGTACAACGACAGCACGTCGGAGCTGTCCAAGGCGCTGGCGCCCATGTTCGGCCGGGACAACGTCTCGCCGATCGCGCTGGACCATGTCATCCGCGGGTACTTCGGCTCTGTCGGCGGGCTCGCGCTGTACGCCACCAACTTCCTGCTGGGCCCAGTGGGGCAAGTCGAGCGCGCGGACATGACCTTCCGCGACGCGGTGGCGTCGTTCCCAGGTCTCGGCGCGGTGGTCACCAAGAGCAACGAGTCCGGCCTGGAGGCCGACTTCTTCGAGCTCCGCGACGCTGTGCGTAAGGTCAAGGTGACGTCCGACGCCCTGGAGCGCCGCGCTCCGCAGCTGCTGGAAGGCTACACCCAGGATGAGAAGGTTGCTGCCCGTCTGGCAGTGGTCGAGACCGTCGAGGACGCCGCCCGCACCCTGGCTGAGATTCGGCGCGAGAAGCGCGCGGTGAACGCCGCGCCGGCGACTGAGCTGACTGGGGCGCAGAAGATGGAGCTGCTGCAGGAGCTGGAGGCTGCCGAGACCGAGCTGCTCAAGGACTTCCCGCTGCGCGAGCTGCGGGCCGCCGCACAGCTCTAACGAACGCGCCAGACCCTGACCCCGTAGCGCCCATACTCGCACCGGGGTCGGGTCGCAAACTCGTAGTTGAACGCAGTAGCCACCGGCCGCAGCGCGGTTTGCACTTGCCTAGCCGTAGCTGTTGTAGGGAGGAAGAACGACATGCCCCGCTGCAGTCGGGGCCAGTCTATGAAGTAATCCGCCCCGAAGATGTTGAGCACCTGCAGGTCATTCAGCTTCGGATTCGTCATCGAGCAGCTTCTGCACGCCGAGAACTTCTGCATTGAACACGTAGCACCGGGTCGGAGCGCCCTTCAGCGAACCGTGGGCGCCGGCGGCTGGCCTACGCGTCATGGTTGGGGAGCCTTCCTTGCTGACTTTGAGCGCGCCCATGTTGATGAACTGCTGGATGCTGCTGCGGAAGTCCACGCGGCGGTCCACGAAGAAGCTACGCAGGTCGGAGGCCACGATGACCATCTCTTGCGTGTCGGGCTCGTACCGGATGCGCAGCGGGCCGCGCGGCATGTCCACCGTAGCGGTATTGCTGGCCTCGCTGTTGATGACCAGGGTGTTGCCGACGTTCTGCGTGATGAACTGAGACAGGGTCTCCAGCGCCAGCGCCTGCGGTTGCCCGACGGCCTTGGATGAGCTCTCTTTGTTGGCAGCCACTGCGGCCATAGCGGCGGTGAACACCCGCTTGATGTCGATCGAGTGCAGGCCCAGGCGCTCCATGATGCGCGCCGCCATCATCGCCACGGTGAACGTCGCCGAGTAGAACCGGTCACTGCGCTCCAGGCCCATCGCCTGATCCAGCTTGACCTGCAGGGACTCCAGCTGCCGGCACACCTCGTCGCGGTTGGCAACGACGTGCTGAATGAAGATCGGGCCGGCGACCCCGTAGTTGTAGCCCAGCTTGCGGAACACGAGGTCCGACTCTTGCTTCGTAACGTCCGACGGGGTCGGCATGTGCAGGTCAATGATCCGCTTGAGCTCACCGTCGGCCGCGGCTTTGTGCACCAGAATCGCCTCTGACAGCACGGCGTTGCTCGACGTGACCATGATGGTGCACCACGTGGTCTTGTTGTTGCGCAGCTTGTTCGACTGGGCTTCCATGCGGTGCGCTGCGCGGCCGCTAGTTGCGCCGTAGACGAGCGCCGACAGCCGCTCAGGTGTCTCACTGGTGATTTCGTCCACCGTCATGCACAGGCTGTTGAGCATGCCGAGGTTGTGCAGCTTCGCGTTGAACGTATCGTTCTGCGTCATCAAGAGCTCGCTGGGGTGCCCGTAAAGCGAGTTGATGGCCATCTGGGCTGTGGTCTTGCCAGTGCCCGACCCGTTGGAGACCAAGTTGACCACGGCGCCGCGAACCTGCTGGTTGTTCAGCAGCTGCAGAAGCGGAGAGCCGGCGCCGACGAAGAAGGCAAAGGCGTGCAGCTCCATGCCCGGGCGGTTGTAGAAGTCGATCACGGTCTTCCACTCTTCCAGCGTGCCCTTTTGGTGGAACTTGGGGGCGAGTTGCCGGATGCCGCTTGCGGGTGGCGCGAGCGTGACGCCGGACGGCGTGTATTCCAACTCACCGACCACAAACGTGTTTTCGGTGGTCCACCCCATTTGATTGCGAGTGCGGCTAGACCGCACACTAGATTGCAGTTTGCTAACTGATGCCGCTAGATATGCCATGACTAATCCTACTTGCTTACCGTAAATAACGACGCCGTGCTTGACAAGGGTGTCCCGCAGCTTGTCCGTGGAGAACAGGCTTGTGAGCGGGGCAGAGAACCGGCGCAAGCCATCTTGCGGCAAGTGCAGGTTGATAGACACCAGCTCACCGTCGCCGTCGCCGCTCTCGTCCGAGTCGTAATAACGCTCAGTCACGTAGAGGTCGTGGGCATACACCTCGATGTGCTCCTCTTCGCCGTCGTCGCCGAGCTTGCGGATGTAGATGCCACCGTTCTCGCCGCGGAAGAAGCCTTTTGGCAGGGGAGGAATCTTGACGTCCACGAACTGCACTTGGCCGTCATGGAGCGCTTCGACCGGTGCCTGCACAGGCACAGCGCCGTCATCGTCGGTCTTGGCCTCGGGGATGAACGTGCCCAGCACGATCGGGCTGGTCACCTTGTGGGTGCAGCCTTCGCACTTGGAGGGGTTGTTCAGGCGGTACCACTCGCAGGTGTACGGCTTTCCAGTCAGGCGCTCGGCCTTGGCCACTGTGTCTTCAGGGTTGTACTCCGGGTGGGGTTGCGACAGCTTGTGCACCGCACGACTGCCGTCCTCGCAGTTCCAGGCAATAGACAGCGCCGCGCGCCATAGCGGCTCCTCAAGGGTGGCTGCCTCGGTCACAGCCTGCGCGATCTGCGCGCACCCGCTGCCTTTTATGCTGCGGCGCACAATCTTGGCGAAGCTGCTGGGCGGCAGTTCGCCTGTGGCGATGGCCTTAGTGGTCTCGTCGACTCCGAACGAGCTGGCGATGGCAAGGTCGGCCACGGCCGGCAGGAGCTTGCGGAGCTCCGAGAATGCGGTCGGCTTGCCAGCTGAGATGATCTGAACGGGGCGCGGCGTGGCTTGCTTGTAGTTGTTGGTGCCAGGAACGCGCAGGATGCGGGCAGCGTCGGCGCTGCAGGAGAGGTCGATAGCCAGCTTGTGTTGCACGCACAGGCGCTTGAACGCCTCGGCGGCTGGCTTCCACGTGGCGGTGGGCAGGTCTTCGGTGAGCGGCCAGTACACATGCAAGCCACCACCAGAGTTCACAACGGTCGGCTCGGGCAGCCCAGACGCCGTAAGGAACGCACGCAGCGCGACAGCGGCAGCTGCTTGATCCGGGTATGGTTTGTTGGGGCCGCAGTCAATGTCGGCGAAGAAGCAACGCAGGGCTACAGAATGCTCCGCCTTACGGCTTTCTTGGTCAAAGGTAGCGAGGGCAAAGTAGGCGTCTACGCCGGCGGCGTCAAGCGCGGTTGCCCGGTCTTCTGCGGCTTCCAGCGAGTTGTAGAAGCTGTGCCTGAGTCGTCCCTGATTGATTCCTACTATGCAGTAGGAGCCGGACGAAGGCAGTACGGACTGAAAGAAGTCGATCACGGTACCTCACGGGGGTCGAGGAGCGGGTAAAAATCTGGGGGAAGCGGTCCCGTGTCCCGCCTTGTCACCCGGGGATCAGCCGGGCCTATCCCCCAGAGCGAAGGATTATTGCAGTTGAGCTTGTAACTCGGCAAGCAGCTTTGCAGCCAACGCTTCTGCTTTCGGCCTCGCGGTGTGGGTACCGGTGAACCACGAATACACCGTAGTTCTGGAAACTCCCAGCCGCGAGGCCACGTGGGCAGCAGAAATGTTGTTGACCACGCAGAAGTGTCCGAGTCGGATCACTGCGGAGCTGGGGGAGACCCCCAGCACCTTCTTTGCTACGTTTGTGTCGTAGCCCCGTTGACTGACCTTAGTCATCCGTAGCCCACTCGTCCAGCACCGCCTTTGCGCGATCCTCGGCAGGCGCCGGCGTAGCTGCCGTCTCCTTACGGGTGGAACGCTTGGTCGGCTCAGGAATGTCGTCAGAAGCTGCGGGGGCTGCTGCGCGAGGTGCTGCTGCCGGAGCATGGGCTGCCATGCCATTGCCGTCCTTGGGCTTCACGACCATCTTGAACTCGATGGCGCGCTGGGCGTCGTCGGTCTTGGCTGCGGCCTTAGCCTCTTCCCACTCCTCGCGGCTGAGAGAGCGCACGGCGCGGAACTTCAGGACTGGCACAGCTTCGCTGGTGTCGAAGCGAGCCTCGGTGACCACGCCGGTGATCGGCACGCCGTGGCCAGCCAAGAACTTGGCGTAAGCATCCAGGGGCATCTTCTCGCCTTCGGGTTTGCCGAAGATCGACTTGGCCGGCAGCTGCAGGCGGTAGACGTTGCCCGAGATGTCGTTCTCCAGCGCCACTGCAAGGCGGCGGCTATACCGGCACGCGCGGCTGTTGCCTTCACCAGACCCCGCGATGTTCTGCTTGCAGGTGGCGCAAGCACTGCTCTGACGGGTAGTCGCCGGCACTTCTTCGTTGGGCGCCACGCCATCAGCGGACCAGCAGGCTGGGTCAATGGTCTTGCCGTCCTCGTACTTCTCCATGAAGAACGTGCGGTGCACCTTGGGGGCCGCGGCAAGGACGACGAAATTCATCGCACGGTCCTCGTTCTTGGCCACCTCTTCACCGCCGACGATCATTCGCCACACGCCGCCCTTGATGGAAATCTGCTTGCCGCCGCTGTTGCCAGCCAGCAGCTTCGTGGTCTCGTCGACCTCACGCAGGTAATCGGGAACGACGGAGCCGCCTTGCTTGAAAAGAGTGATGTTGCTCATGATTTGACAGGATTGGATAGGTTAGTTGGACCACGTGGCGGCTTTTACCGCCCACATCTGCGCGGTTTGCGCTTCAGTGATAGCGATGCTCGCCATGCGCGCGATTTCAGCGTTGGGTTGATTGGTGCGGAGCTCGTGAATTTCGTCGATCACATCGGCAAACTTTTGTTTGATGGCTTGCACAGTAGGATCGTTGCTGGGGTTGAACGTGAGACCTACGGCTTTTTCACCGAACGTAAGGGGGCGTTGGGCTTCGCTCATGTTATACCCCTTAAGCCACGCGCCAGACGCGCAGGCCCTGCTCGGTGGAACGAACAGAGAACTTCACGCCCAGGCTCGGGTTGCGACGCGCATAGGCAGCGGTGGCTGCAGAGATACGACGGCGGTGCTCGGGGGTGATGGGCAGCTCGGAGGTGGCCAGGAAGCTGTCGCCCACTTGCATCGAAGCGAAGGGGTACAGGATTTTGCCGCCAGAGGCACGAGCGGGGACGGGGATGTTGGTTTCGATGGTGAACATGTTTGTAAGCTGCAGTTGGTTTGGGTTGTGGGTTGGGTTGAGATTCAAGGCACTTGGGGTTTTGCTCTCCTTACGAGGATTGAATACTTGGAGTCAGCATTCAAACCAGCGGGCATCTTATCAGGATTGTCCTTCAAAAACTGCTTGAGGTTGGTTTGATGCAAACGCTGTTCCAGCAGGTCGAGCGCGTTGTTTTCGGAGATGAACTGGTACATGCTGCCCCAGTCATTTGTCCAGTAGCGCGTCTTGACGGTGCGGGTGAAGGTGCCGAACTGGGTCTTGCCCCCGTCTTGGCCGGTCTCTTTGCAGAGCTCCAGCAGCTCGGCTTCGATAACGGCCATCTGCTCCTGCAGCTTGGCCAGCTCTTCTTCGTGCTTCTTGACCAGTTCTTCCTTCGCGGTGCGAATCTTGATGTAGGCCTTGACGAGCTTGTCAGCGTCCATTTTTGTTCCTTTGGGTTAGTGGGTCTAATTATACATTGTGAAGTTTCAAACGGTCAAGCGATCTCCTGTTTGTAGAGCTCGACCAAGTCGACATGGTCGCTGACCTTGTTTTGCAAGGCGGCGTACATGCGCTTCTCCACGGGGCTGCCCTGCAGGTGCGTGACGGTTACGCAATTGCGCTGCCCCGCGCGGTGCGCTCGGGCGTTGCACTGCAGATACAGCTCGGCCGACGTCGTAGGCCCCCACCAGACGATCTGATCCGCCCGGGTGAGAGTGATGCCGTGCCCGGCGGCTGCCGGGGCCAGCAATAGAACTTTCACGGTGTCCTCGGTCTGGAAGTTCTTGATGATCTCCGCGCGCTGGCCCGCAGGCGTACCCCCATGGATATGAGCTACTTGATACGACTCCGGCTGGTCGCCGATCAGCTTGACGATGCGGGCGTTGAGCTCGGCCTCCAGTTTTGTCGTGACGTGCCGGTATGGTACAAATACTAGCACTTTGTTTTTAGTGCTAGCGATGATGTCCATGAGCTCGTCTACGCGGTTGCTTATGTCAAACTCAATAATATCTTTAGTGTCCGTGTACGCCGCGCCTAGAGAAATTTGAAGGAGCTTATTGATTAGCGCCGCTGCGTTAGCCGCAGTGATCTCTTCGCCCGCAGCTAGGGCCACCATATTTTGCTTGATCGTGTCGTAGTATTTGGTTTGCTGAGGCGTCAGCTGTACCTCGCGCGAGGTGAACAGCAGGTCCGGCAAGTCCAGGCACTCTTCCTTGGTGAATCGCAAGGCCGGCTGCAGCGCCTCATGCACGATCTGCTTGGCTTCTGGCCGCGGCACCCATTTGAACTGCGTGATCTTGTTCATCACCAAAGTGCGCCAGAACGTAAACGACCTCGGCACGGACTCGGGCCGAACGAGCTTTGCCAGCCCGTAGGCGTCGAGCGGAGACTGCGCGGCCGGCGTGCCGGTCATAGCCCAAACACGTACCCCGGGCTTACACACTGCACTAAGCGCCTTCCACCGCTCGGTCTGCGCGTTCTTGACTGCTGTCGCCTCGTCAATGATTACCAGATCGAAGCCACCCTCCAGCAGAGCGTCTAGCACCACTTTCACACCATCGAAGTTGATGATGACGAACTCGTAGTTGCTGCGAATGACGGCCTCTCGCTGCGGACGCGTGCCCGACGCTATACCCACACTGCGGTGCATCAGCGTTCTGAAGAGGTCCGCGCGCCACGCGGTGTCCATGATCGATACCGGGCACACTATCAGCACCCGCTTAACCAACCCTTTGCTAAGCAAGAAGTCAGATGCCCATGCGGCTGCGTTAGTCTTTCCGGTTCCGGCCTCGTTGAAACAGTAACACCTAGGGTTAGCTACAAGAAACTCAGCGGTCTCGATCTGGTGCTTGAACGGCGAGTAGATGCCCGGCCACTTGTACCGGCCCGTGATCGGGTGCGGCACGTTCTTGATGCCCAGGTTGCGCAGCAGCTGCCATGCCTCGTGGCTCCAGTCCACTAGGACCTTTGCCTTGTCGTCTTTTCTGTCGAGTATTTTAGATTTTGGTATGAGGGCAGTGATCTGGTCAGCTTTGCGTGTGACGAATTGGAGTGCACGGTTTTCAATGATTTGCATAGTACGCGTACGGAAAAGAGGCTCGGTAGTAAAACTACCGAGCCAAAAAGTCTCAACCCAAAGGAGATACCAACGGCAACTGCGAGAAGCCGCCGGCAGGGTCAGTTTACTTCATCCGAGCGGTTTTGGTGCGAGCAAACGAGCGGTTTTTGGCCGCCGGCACAGCACGTAGGTTGCCGAGTTTGGTCGTGCCACCCTTGGCCAAAGGCTTTTTGTGGTCTACGTCTACGGAGCTCGGCAGGTCGCCGTGCTCTTTCTCGTACATTCGGCGGGCGCGGTTGCGCTCCGCGCGCTTGGCTTTGACTTCGGGCTTGCCGTCGTAGGCCCGCTCCTTCTGGTAGTCGCGGGGGTTCCTAGGCATATCCACTTCCTTCCATGGCTCACTCCTTAAATTCGCAGACGTCTGCAGACACCGGGCAGAACTTGCACAGGGGCCCTTTGCGCGGGTTCCACACACCAGACTCCACGGCGGCCTCGATCTGCGAGGCTTTGCCTGCCCACTTCGACATGATCTCAGCAAACTGGTCGCGCGTATAGTCGGCCTTCACCACGTCGTTAGCCACCAAGAAGATCAGGGCGCCCTTGACGCGCTGCACGTCCGGATAGTGCGCGAACACCATGCCAGCCATCAGCTCAAGCTGGGCCGTGTCAGCATACCGGCTGGACTTGCCGGTCTTCCAATCCCCGACCCGCGCCGTCTCTCCGTTCACTACCAGCACGTCCGGCACGCCGCGGAACCACACCTCGGGGTCGAAGAAGTCGCACGGCGAGAAGTCCGCGCGGATACCCATCTTCTGCTCGCACAGCATGGTGCCGGTCAAGCCGCGCAGGGGCGCCACAAACCGCTCGAACTGCTTGAACTTGTCTGGAATGGGTTGGCCTTCCATCAAGTTGAGCTCCAACGATTTGTGTACCTCCGTACCATACCGAGTTGCATCGGTTTCACTGGACTTGAATTTCTTGAGTATGCGTACTTCGTTGTACTGTCTAGGACACGTGTCAAACTGCTTGATTGATGAGTACGAATGGGCTAGTTTCATGAAGTTCCTTTTAAAGTGCCCGTGCAGTTTAGCAGTCGCCGTAGCTCGCTCCAACCCCAGACTCGCAGGCCAGTGGCAGCCCTTGCGCCCAGGCAGGGTTCCAGCTCATGCACTCCTCCACGTAGGCCCGTGCCTCGTCGGCCTTTGCCTCCGGCGCCACGATTGCTGCAGCGTCGTGCACCGTCAGCACCACTGGGTACCGCTTGGATATGCGCAGCATCTGCTCAGCCACGATGCACCGCGCGATGGCCTGCGTGAAGTTCTCGACGCAGTTGTGGACTACGAACGGGCCCGAAGAACCTCGGACCACGAACCGCGATCTGGGTCCGGCGTTGAGGAGGTCATAGACAGGCCGCGTTTCCATCGGAATTCCAGTGTAGACCTCGGCACCCCCGTCAACTCGTGCGCCTTGCGGATGTCCACTGGGAGCGAGTTCCTTCGGTTCCCGGCTTGCACGGCCATAGACACCCAGCGGCAGTTTTCTGGGCTGTATCCCAGGTTGTTGTCTTTCCGATCCAGCGTGAGCCCAGGCTGATATGTAGAGCCCATGTCCTGCCAAAACCGCTCGAACGACTTCTCCCACTCTGCGCATACCGTTATCCCACGCGCTCCATAGTTGTGCCACGCCTGATGCGAAGGTAGCTTGCAGCGGTCTCGCATTGACCTCCAAACCCAATACGCTGGGTGGTTCGACATCGCGTGCGTAGCACTTTTTTCCCCGACTGCGCAGCCGCAAGACGAATTTCCACCACGCTTCGCATATTTCTCCACGTCTATCGCCGTCCGGGTTACGCGCGCCCCGCATCGGCACTGGAACTCCCAGATGGAACGCCGTTCGGCCCCCGCGTACCTCACTGCCGTCAGGCATCCAAAAGTCTGCCCCGTATAGTCCTTCGCACGATGATGCATCTCGCCACCCGTAGTTAGTAAGAACTTCGTGGTCCTCGGTCATACGGACCCCGTTCAGTACGATGGTAGGCTTATAACCTTGGAACGTCAACCCGGAATGATTTACCCATTCCACACCGTCCCAGACTTTGTCGTCGGTTGCTACGGATACGATCGGCACCCAGCCCCTAGGAGTCAGAACTTCTGTGTCTGCCCCTAAGCACTTCCCGCCGTAGATCCGGACGGGCAGCCCCTTCGACGTGTACACCAGCTCGCGTTTGCCATCCTTGCCGGTCACCGCGCGCAGCTCTGGGTACTGAATGCACAGCCCGCTTGGCAGCGTCAGGCCCTGCCCGGGTACAACACGAACCAGCCCGGGTACATCAATCGGCATCTCCTGACCCATCATCAGCGCGCGCAGCGCGTCGCCGGAGCGCGCCCACAGTTCCGTGATCCTTGGGGCCGCCGCGCGGTATGTGTCAATGATGCGCTTGGCCTCCGACAGACTAACTTCGACCTTGGCCTGAACCTTCAGGAACCCTTGTAGTTTTACGTGCCCGACGCCGTAGCCGGCCCCAAGCACCACGGTCTTTCCGACTTGCCGCTGCAATGGGGTGACTTCCTCCACTGGCACGCCGTAAATCTTCGACGCCATGAGTTTGTAAACGTCCTGCTTGTCGCGGAACGCTTGCACCAGATCGTCCTGCCCAGCCAGCCACGCCAGGGTTCGCGCTTCGATCTGCGCGGAGTCGCAGTCGATCATCACGTGCCCATCCGGGGGCAATATGGCTTTCTTGATGGCGCCGGCGTTGGGACCGCGGGAGGGAAGGTTCTGCATGTTCACGGCGTCCTGGCCAGACCAACGACCGGAGTGTGCTCCGTAGTACCGCAGGGGCACCGGGAACGCGCCGCGGCGCGCCATATCAATGAACCGCTCCGTGCGGGTCTCCTCTAGCGTCGTCTTGTTGCCCAACCGCGCAGCCACCAGTGCTTGCACCTCCTCGCTCGGGTGCTCCTCCAGAGCTTTGAATGCCTCGTCGGTCTTGGCAAACGCCCAGGTCTCCTTGCCCGTGGTGGCGCTTACTTTGCGCGGTGGGTCGACGCCGAGGGACTGCAGGGCAGCGGCAAACTTCTCGTTGCTCATCAGCAGCTTCTTGATACCCTCCGTGCCTTCGGAGAACACCGTGGCTATGTAGTCCGGGTCGGCGTTGGCCAGCATGTTGTCGCGCACCCGCTCCAGCAGTTCTCGCTTGCGTGACCGTACCTCCACCAAATGCTTGGTCAGCAGGTCTGCGTCTAGCTTCAGCACGGGCTCCACGAACATGCGCAACGTCATGTCGATCAGTTTGAGCTCCTGCTTGGGGAAGCCCATGGCCATGTAGCGCTGGAATAGGCCGTAGGTCAGCTCAACGTCGTTCTTGCAGTAGGCGCCATACGGAGCCAGCGTCGCCGGGGTGAAGTCCTCATACCGCATGCCAAGCGCGTTGTGCACCTCAGTGCCCTTGGTACCCACCCCCATGCGTTTGGCCTGCGCGTCCAAACTGTGCGACTTCTCGTGCGGAAACAGCGCGCGCGACATGCCAAGCGTGTCCAGCCAAGCCAACGGTTTGACGCCGTAGCGCCACGCCAGGATGGCCGCGTCGAAGGCGCAGTTCTGCGCCAGCACCAGCTTGTCCGACCAGTCGATACTCTCGATGGCTCCGGCTACTTCTGGCTTTGGGTACCACGTAGTACGCCCATCTCCGATCTTGATAGCCACGCCGATGACCTCGAACCTGCTGTCGCGTACGTATGCCTCGGTAGTCAGCTTGGTTAGACTGAAATCTCGTGAGTAAAACGTTTCCGCATCTACTGTAACTAATTCTGGCATTACTCTACGTCCTTGTAGGTTTTTCTGCGGAGTATCAAACTGATGGATACCTGCGACACTGAGTATTCAGAGGCTAGCGCCTTCTGCGTTATACCGCCCTCCTTGTACCTACTCCTAATGCGGGACACTTCTGCAGCTGGTATTTTGGCGTTTACGTGCATGCTCTTAGGCTGCTCCCTCCTACCCTTAGAGTAAGCGTCTATTTGGTTATCCCGCATAGACCCGAGGAACAAATGTGCCGGATTGCAGCACCGTCGGTTATCGCATCTGTGCAGCACAAATTTCTGATACTCCTTTGCGACCCCGGCGTCCCTAAATCCAGTCTTCAACTCGATACCCCCGACAGCCAAAAAGTAGGCTAGTCGGTGCGCTTGCACCCTAGCTCCATGCCAAGAGGTATTCCCATATCCGCTGCTAGTTATCGCGCCTTCCCACTCCCAGCAATCGTATGGGGCGCCACGGTTGACACGAGCCCAAAAAGTTGCTTCGGTATTTTTAGCACTCATAGTTAGGGTTCTATAAGAATAGTAATACCCGGCATCAGAACTGCTTTCCCATAAGGCCAGCTTGCCTAGCGTAGTCGGTCATCATCTGTTTTGCCCGCATCAGCCCTACATAGTCAACCTCCTCGTAGCGGCTAAGCAAGTTGGCCGTATCCGGTGATACTGGGTCTTTCCACTGTGGCAGGTCCCCAGCCAGTACCCGCACGAGTTGCACCTCGAACTGGGCCAGCAGTGCCTTGTTGTACGCGGCTTTGATCGCCTCTAGCTCGTGCTTCGGAAGCAGGGAAAACGGGGCGGGAGGGGGGTTTCCGTTGCGCACGGCCTCTAGCCCGCGCAGCAGCGGGCCCAGCTTTCCTTTAGGCGCCACGAAATCATCGAAGGTTGTTTGGAGACGTGTAATCAGCAGGGTCGTGAATGCGGAAATCTCGGTCTCGGTCGTCATCTACATCTCTCCAGTTGAGGTTGGTCTTTTTGGCGTAGCGCTTGCGTCGGCGCTCAAGAGTCTTCGCTCTCTCCAGCTCCTCCGAGGAGGGCTTTCGTTGATGCTGTGCAATGAAGGTGGTAATTGGATCGGGCGTTTTGGATGTCATTGAGGCACTCCGTCAGGTAGTCCAAGCCGGTCTCGTTGATGACCAGCGCAAGCCCGCCCGCGGCGTCGATTTTCCGAAGCGCCTGAATCTGCAGGGCGGTGGGCTTATTCTTGCCGGCCTTGGCCTCGATGGCAACGAACCTGCCGTGCAGGCACGCCAGAATGTCTGGCGTACCGTTGGCGGCGTACATTCCACCTATATAGTTGACACTATATGCACCAGCAGCCTTGAGGGCTGCGTGCACCTTAGCTTTTACTTTGGCTTCCGGCGTCGTTGCCATACCGCTTCTCCATCTCTATCAACAGGTCGACTTCGTGCTTGATCTTCTCAAGGTCTTGGAAACGGTGTTCGGCAGGCTTGTCACGCCAGCGGGTAATCCGCTTGACGATGCAGCCCTCAAGGAAGTTTAGGTTGTTAGCCGAGATGTACTCGACGGGTTGGATACGCTTGCCTTTGTAGTGGCCGCCAGCCACTTGAACATCTAACGGGTTAGCCATATCAGTAAAGTCCTTCTAGGTTTGGTGCGCGGTACGTAGCGGGCTTCATGATCTTGCCATTGGCGTCGAACGTGGGCTGTCCATTCTCGTCGAACTTTGTCCAGTTTGACTCATTGACCCGCTGAACGGCAGTGGCGGTCTGCATGTCAGCGCAGTGACCCGTGCCGACGGCGGTCACGATCTGATCGGCAAGCGAGTCGAGGAACCCGTCGCGGTCAACGATGGAGACCCGGATGCTTCCGCTCTTCAGGCCACTCGCCACCAGCTCGGCTTTGTTAGCAAGGCTGTCCAGCCAAGCGGTGTCTGCAGCGTCTGTGCCGCGCAGGCATACTAACATCTCGACTAACTCTTCGAGATGGCAACCTAACTGAGTCTGAAAATCCCGGTCGGTCGGGGTTGGGCGCGCACGCTTGTGCCAGAGTTCAATGCTGTCAATGCTCATGATTTGCTTTGTGGTACACGTTAGGACGCAGGGCTAGGTTAAACACGAAGTTCTGTGTTAGCCGTGCACGTTTGTTTTCAGCCCATCGCTGCTTGTTCAGCCTGGGGCTGGCCTTCGGGCGCTGTGCATCGGGTGCGTTGCCAAGCGCGAACCGCGGCCGGGGGTACCGGCGCGCGCCTTCCAGATCATAGACCCAGTCGGCGATGTAGACCCGCTTGCGGCACTGCGGGGTCTCGGTCTTCATGCGGCACAGGATGCTAGATATGGTGCGGACTTCTGTCCCGAATGCACGCGCCAGCTCGGTGGGCGTGGTGGGCCCGAAATCCTGCAGATACCGTTCGATCTGCGCCGGGTAGTACCCGTATGGTTTTTTGTCAGTCATGGAACGACTTGAGGATGTAATGGACAACTAGGGCGACGAACCCAAGGCCGGATGCAAACCCGCCGGCGAACCACAGAAACTCGTACACGTTAGCTCCTTAACTTGTGGGCGTCGCAGACCCATGTCCGCAGGTTGTTGACGCGCCGAATGACCCAGCCGGGCCCGGGGAATGGCTTGCGGCAAGAGCATAGTGGGCAGAGCCTCACACCCCACCCCCAAGGCGCTTCATGGTAAGCACGTCGAGCGGCGTGCCGAGATTGAACACGAAGTTCGTTCGGATTTTGGTCCTGCGCTTGCGCTGCCAGTTGCGTGCGATCTCGGTGCGGGTGATGGCCGGCGGCCGCTCTGCGTTGTCACCCGGGCCCGCGGAATAGATCGGGCGCAGGTAGGTGCGGTACCCCTCGGCGTCGCGGGTCCACCCGCTGATGTGCACTCGCTGTGGGGCCTGCTTGGTTGGCTCAGCCAGACGCGCCAGCGCCTTGCGCAGGTCGGCACGGGGGATGTCTTTGTTGTGCTCCCAGACCTCCAAAGAAGTCATGGGCCCGAACTCCTGCAGGGTAGCCAGCAGGGCGTCAGTCACGGCGTGTCTCGGTCGGCGCATCGGCCTCCTCCTTGTTGGGATTTGTGAATTTGGGCGTAGCTTGGTGGGTATACAGCGGGATAGCCGTTGTCCCTTTTGGCAGGGCAGAGGCCGCGGCAGGGTCTTCAAGCTCCACCCAGCGCGCTCTTCCAGACCTGAGAATCCACGCCGCAGGCTCCTGCTGCACTGGAACAAGCTCGTATTCTCCGGGCGCAAGCTGCTTGCCTAGCTCGGTGAGCTCGATCAGATACCCGCTGCGGGTGATGGTGAGTTTGGCGATGGTGTTCATTATTCGCCCCGCACTATTTTCATTACGTCGCCCCGCATGACCTTGTTCCTCCACTGAAACTTTTTCCGGCTAGGCCAGTAGTCAAGCCGCTCTCCATGCACGGTGCGGGACCAGTGCCACTCCGTATGCTTAGTCCACCCGCCATCGTCGTCAGCAATTGCGTTCGCTAGAAACATCTGCCGATCAGAATCGAATTTGGCTTTGCTGCGCTGCTTCATTGCGTCCCAGATAGGGTCTCTGTCGCTCATGCGGTCACCTCCGGTTTGTATGTAGGCAGTCTGCGTGCTGTGGGCTCCAGGCGGCGCGCGGTGCTCAAGGCGTCGTCCAGCATCTGGACAGTGACCCCGGGCATGATCTCGTCGTGCAGCTCCAGCAGCAGGTTCAGGGCTTTGATCTCAGGCCCTGCAGGGACGAAGCGCCCCGTGCGGGCCGCGCGGTGCGCCAGGGACTCCAGCGCAACGCCTGCGGCTTTGACCTCTTCCTTCAGAGGGGCGCACACCTCGTTGATCCGCAGCGCCTCCATGATGTTGTACACCGCGATCAGGATGTCCATGTCCTTGCGTGTTGCATGCCCCTGAATGAGCGCAGTCATGGCCGCGTGGTTCTTGAGCTGTACGCCACTCGCGAACTCCGTATCGTGCTCAGTCACAGGGGTGAGCTTCTCGACAACGGCAGCCACTGGGTTGACATACTGAGGCTTGGGTCTGTACTTGCTTCGTTTTCTCATTTGGTTTCCTTTAGGTGTTGGCGAATAGCGGCGTCGATTTCACTTGGGGTTGGTAGCCCTTCGACTCCATCCGTTCTGCACTCTCCGAAGCACTGCCACCTAATGACAGCCCACGCCTGCCGCAGCAGGACGTCCTTGGCCTCGTTCTCTGCTTCCATGTTTGCCATCCTGCTGTTCCACCACTCTTGGCGTTTTCCGAAGGCTTCGTTGGCTTCACGCAGTTCTTTATTCTCGGCGTGCAGGCGGCGCAGTTCGGCTTCGTTGTCTTTTGTCATATCTGCCCCTTAACGAATAGAAAAACAAAAAGCCCGACGTGAAACCACGTAACAGCGAGCAGCAAGTACAACAAAATCCTCAACCAGCATGAGACTTTCTCAATCTCCGTCATGTGCCACTCTCCAAGTGCTTCTTGATGTCAATGCTGGCCTGCAACTTCTTCTGCCAGTCGTCGGTTTCCAGGGCTTCATGGGCCTGCCGCAGCAATGCAACGGCTTTGATCAGGTTGTCGGTCAGATCGCACAGGTTGCGGTCGCTTGCCTCAACTTCTGCGTGCAGGCGGCGCAGTTCGGCGGCGGCTTGCTTTCTGTTGACCAGTTGGTTGCCCACATCGCGCACCAAAACATCAGCCCACCGCAGGGCTTCAGGTTGATTGCTCATGCTGCACCTCGTGCACGGATGGCGTCGGCGTTTGCCTCAAGGATTTCGCGTAGCAGTTTGTTCCTCACGCACAGCTTGGCGTTCTCATTAAGCACCTGCGCGCACGCCTCGCGCTCTGCTGCGGCCACCAGGGCGGCGAAGCGTTCAATGTCTTTCCAGTCAGCTTCGTCTGTACTGTCATAAACGTAGGAATCGCTGACAAGGCCAGATTCCCGCGCCATATTGATGATCTCGTCGCGGCTCATTTGCCGCCCTTCTGCGCCAGCGCGGCGCGGGCTTGCCATGCGGCCCAACAGTCGTCTTCCGTGGCCTTGCTGTAGTTCGGCTCGTGACGTAGCGCGTAATCCGCCACCCACGCCGCAAACGCTGCGCGCTCATCCACTGCGCTGGCCTCGACCTTTGGCGGTCTGTCGTGCGTAATGAACCGACCGCATGCCTCGTGCTGCTCGCTGTACGTGACTTCCCGTGCGTCAACACCTCGCTGGCAGTGGGCGCAGTACCAACCCTTGTAGTCGTCATCTACTGCGCTGGCCTGCGCTGGCGCTTCGGGGGCGGCGACGAGCAAGTCAAGATCGTGCGAGTAGTCGGCGTAATCCTCATCCCCAAGGTTGTTTCTGAGGAAGCGGTCGATACGCTCGTAGGCATCACAGACTGCGGGGCTGTCCTCAGCCGGCACTCGCTGGCGGTCGGCCTGCCGCGCCAGCTTGGCCAGCACAGCCGCTTCGACTGCGCGTGAAAGACTTTTGTGAGGTCCGATCACTCGAAGCCCCGCTTTGCGAATTGCGTCGATAAGCTCGTCATCGGTCAGTATTGGGTTCACCATGGTGCATCCTCTAACGGTTTTGTGTATGGGTAGGGCAGCCATTGCGGGAATGGCCACCCCGGAACGGGGTGGGCGTAGAGTGTCACCACAGCCCCCACAGGATGGAGACGACAGCAAAGAAGCACACGAGCCAGATCAGGGCAGCTAGGCCGTTCACGATCTTGGACTGCGGGCCACAGTGGCAGTCGCGCCCTTGGCGGCACTCTCGGTTACACATTGCTAGCTCCCTTCTTCGACGGGGCGCTGTTGGCCTTGTGGCAGGCGATCTCCCAGGTGTTTCCGAACTCCTCGGTCTCACGCAGGCGGAACTCCTCGCTGCTGTAGCGCGGCTTGGAGTAGGCGTCCAGAACGATCTGGCGCATGAGCGTCTTCGTGTCCGGATACTGGTCCACGATAGCCAGCACTTTGCTCAGTGCCACGCCGCTCTGGCGGGCGTCCATGACAGTGCGGGCCGTACTTGCGATTGATTCACACGGAAGCTCAACGGCGAACGTGACCGTAGTGGACAGGGCGAAGGCGATGGCGGTGATGATGCGTTTCATGTTGATTACTCCAGTTGGTTATTCGGCTGCTTCGGTATCCTCATGGCACTCACGTATGTATGCCTTGAGACGTTTGATCTTCGACTCGTGGTAGGTAGCCATGCTCTTGGCGTACTCCTGCGCGGCTTTCGCTCCGAGCAACTGGCGCTCGGATTCTTCTAGCTCGGCCTGTGCCAGCATCACAGCGCTTGGCTTTCGGAATGGGTTGAGAATTTTCATCATAGTTTGAACCTCACAAGTTGTTTGTCTTTGTCTACGTAGAACCACATAAGCATTGTGTTCCCGTCAGGCATGCACACTAAGTTGCCACCGGCTCTGGCTACGTTCATCACAGTCTTCAGCCAATCAGGCTCTGTGCCTAGCTTGCCGTCAGCAGTGTGTACATAGGTTGCTGGGCCATAGGTATTCAGGTACCACTTGATGTGGTTCGACTGATACCGGCACAGCGTGGTTGGAGTTTCAGTCTGCATCAGCAGTGCCCCAATCAAATGCGTCCAAGATGGAATTGACCTTGTGCAAGGTCTGGAGTCGCACGCTCTCTTCTTTGCGCAGCTCCTTCGGGTCGACCCCGATCATGGCCTCCTCAAGTTGGCGCCGGGCACTCTCCAGACGCGGGTCGTTGGTGACGTTAAGCGACGTCAGCGCACTGCAAAGCTCTTGCGCGTTGGTCACCGTGGTCTCGTGGAACGTACGGCGGGTGCCGTCCTCGTTGAGCGTGAGCCGGTCCTTGAGCCGGCTGAGTGCCGTATGCATCCGGTCCCACGCGTCCTGCTGTGCCTGCGCCAGCTGCTGGTGCATGCGCTTCTCGTACTGGCTGGCAAGTTCCTGCTGCACCTCGTGCTCAATGTCCAGGCGGAAGTCGCCAGACGTAGGGAGGGGGGAGAATGCCAGATTGAACCGGAACTTGCGAGCCACCTCGTCGCGCAGCGGGTATTCGTCGCGGTCGAACAACGTGCCCAGCTTGAACGCGGCCGCGGCGACCAGGGTGTCGTACTTGTCGAGGAACGCGCTGACCAGCAGGTCAAACTCGTCCGAGTACCGGTTCATTTCCGCTTTGTAGTCCATGAGAGCCGCAGTTGGGAGGAGACGCGCGCCGCCATCATTCCACGGCAGCGTCAGCTGATAGTGCCGGGCCCGGGCCCGAGCCTGAAACTTTACAATGTTGTCCAGCTCAGCGCAATCAGCAAACAGCGACTTGTAGACGGACGCGGCTCGGGAGGAACCACTGCCCTTGGCCTGCACCACCTCGGCCTGCGTTTGCTTGTCCTGCTTGCGGCCGGAGTACATGGACACGTTGAAAGAGACCAGCATTGCGGCGCGTGCCACGCCAGAGATGAGTTCAGTGTTCATTTGGATTCGTCGTACAGTTTGGTTTTGAGAAGAAGTGCTTGGTATCGGTTATCGGACATAGTTCTAACAGTTAGATCGCTCTCCACTTTGAGCTTTCGGATATGTAGTTTGTACGCGCCTCCGTCGTCGCCTTTACCTGTACCGATGTATTCTTCCGTGAGGATGGGTACCTCGTCAAGTAGATCAATAAGCGTGGTTAGCTGCGCATCCGTAAAGATCATCTTACGGCCGTCAAGCGTGACAATATATTTCATGTTACTCCTCGTCGAATTCAATTTCATCAGCCATACAACTATCCACGAAAGCATCTTCACTGGTAAGGTGCTCATACTCATCACGCAGCCTACTGTATAGGTCGGCTTCCAACGCTTTGCAGGTCTCAAGCAGCAGCTGCTCCCAGTTCTCGGCCGCCCACTGCTCTTCGCAAAGAGCGTCCCATGCCTCGACCGGCAGGTCCGAAAAGACGCCAGAAGGATTGCAGTACCCCGGGCGGTAGTCAAAGTTCACCCATGCTCGGTGGCCGCGGTATATAGAGTTCCCCCCATACTCCTTTACATCTAACAACAACGCTAGATACTTTTGATCGTAGCCGTGCTTAGTCATCCAGACAGGGAAGTCAATGGATGCCTCGAATGACGCGTAGTCACTTTGGCAATACCCCAGGCTGAAGTACTTACGTCTCAGGTCTATGTCAAACCCATAGGTTTTGCAGTCCTCTTGGAACTGCTCGTACACACAGTCCCACCAGTCGTAGTCTAACGCGTTATACAGCCATTTCTGATACTCCTTATCAAACCTACGCGGGTCGGCTTCCTTGAGTTGTTCCACGTTCATCGCGTCCTCCATTCATAGCAATACAGGCAAGTAGCAAAGCACAGCTTACTCGGGCGCATCCACGCCCAACGCTATGCAAGAGGGAACAGAGCACAGCTTACTCGGGCGCATCCACGCCCAACGCTATGCAAGAGGGAACAGAGCACAGCTTACTCGGGCGCATCCACGCCCAACGCTATGCAAGCCGGCAGCATCAGAAATGCTGGGTGGTGGCCAGAGGCCGCGAGCAGACGCACAGCGTCCACAGGCATAT